TCATATTTACAATCACTTGCTGTGCTTCTTCTGGTAAATCTTCTAAATCAGGAAAAAGTTTTTTTGCTTCGTCAATCATAACAGAAACATCTTCATCGAATGCTTCGTTTACTCTATCTAAATGAACACCAGTGCCAACTGATTGACCATATTCTTCATCTGATTCTACGATTAAATGTCCTATGCCAAATGTTGGGTATCCTAAATGATCTTTGTAGATTTCGTACTTGACGCCCTCATCTACTTTGAGGGTCTCTCTTAATTGTTCTATATCCACTATACTACCTCGTTGGTATATCGCAATGGACTTACTGCCATTATTTGTTCTAAGGTATTTAACTGGTATATGTATCGTTTAGGATCTTTATAGAATTTGAATTCCCAATCTTTATCTTCAGTAAGTATTTTAAGTTCTCCAACTAATTTGTCTATTTCTTTAACAGATTTCCTACTGCGTGGAAATTCTGCAAAGACTTTATAAAAACCATGTCTATTTGTACTATCTATAGCATCTGCATCTAGTACTTCATTATAGCCTTTTTCAATAAAATTTTCTAAATCCTTTGCTACGTCTAAGTATTTTGCATTAAAATCTAGTACAATAACGTCTTTATCTTCACCCATTTTGCTTTTGTACCTATCCACGCCAAACATTGGATCTACATATTCTCTTAGATCACCTTTTTCAATTGATGAATCTAAGAAACTGTAATCTTCTGTAACATTTTCTTTGTTTTCTTCACCATATGCTTTTAAAACTGGTTTTGGCATACATATTTCTACAATCCATACAGGAGTAGGATCAAATTTAGGTTTTTTAGTACCTGGTCTAAAATCAGCATAACTTTCAATTTTACGTGGTTCTAACAATTGATCTTTTTTATACAGTACTTTACAGCCATTTTCAGTAAGTCTAGTTCCACCTTCTGGATTAGGCATCTCATCTGTTCTATACATAAATGAACATTTTACTCTATGGCGTTCAACGATAGGTCCTTCAACTAATTCACCTTTTTTCCAGTTTTTATACAAATACATATCGAGTCTATCAAATACTCGTTCAAAGTCCGTAAGAACCTTCAATTGACCTGTGTTTTCGTATATGCGTTGTATGTTTTTTAAAACTTCTACTAGATCATGCATGATACAGTATTTATGCGGTTAGAAAGGTATCTATTCATATAACATTTCACTATATGATACGTAGTTTTTTATATTAATACCACGTTTTTTATCTATTTCTTTGTTCCAGAGTTTTAATTGTGCCCTTTTAGATGCTGAATATAGGGTTTCATCGTATTGATTTTTTAACGTATCAACAACTTCGTTGTAAAATTTTTCTAAACAAGGAAAAAATTGTAATTGTTCTTTTGTTACTTTGTTTAGATTATCTAAACATAAATTTCTATATTCTATTGTTGAATGAATCATATCCATAAATTCTGGACCATGTAAGAAAATTGCTTGTATATCCCATTTAATATTATTGTGTTGATTATTACTTGCTAAATTATATGCCCATTCAATTATTTTATGAAGATTATTAACATTAATAATATTAACAGTTGGTGTAAAGTATAAGTCAATTTTTGTATTTGATAATCTGGCATGATCAATTATTGTACTAACATTTTTTGTAATGGCTGACCATTTGCTTGGATACCTAATATATTCTTGTATACCTTCTATTCCATCAATACTTAAATTTAATGAAACCCTTCTAAACTCTCCAATAATGTTTAAAAAACGTTTTTGTGCATTTGTAACATTTGTATTAAAAACTAAAGAAATATTTTTAGCATAACCTTTTTCAATAAGTTTTTGTAAAAATTGATAGTTTCCTTCTACTAGTGTTGGCTCACCTCCTGTAAGATATATTAATTTTACATGAGGCATATACAATTCTAATTCAGTCCAAATATCTGAATCAATATTATACCAATCGAATGTATAAGTTTTTGCACTATCAGGAGCAAGTAATCTAAATTTCTCATTTTTATTAGCAATGTTTTCAAGTTCTTCACCAAGTTCACTGGAGTACATTCCAGTACACATACGACATCTTAAGTTGCATAAATTTCCAAAACGTATATCTAAATAAATTGGTAAGTCAGGCATGACGTGTTTTGATTCACGTACCTTTTTTTGATCTAGTCTCATACCTTGGAAACTGGTAGTGTATTGGGTGTTGACCAATTCTGCATTATAATCCTCATAGTATTGTTTAACCTCTTTGACTTTGTTTGCCCAGTCATCATTTGCTCGTTGTCTAAAACTATATTCATTATTACGTTCTTTTCTATAACATTGTCCACAATCTTTTATTTGTTTACCTTGAATCATACGTTCTCGTATGTCCTTCATATATTCGTCATTCCATAAATGACTTAACTTATTTTTTGATACGTGCATATGAGAACCTTCTAGTTTTTTAGTAGGTGCTTCTGCTACACAGCACAATTTAACCGATCCATCAGTATCGATCATTTGATGCATCCATGGGTAGATGCAGAAAGTTTTTGAAATATTATTATCCATAAAAGTCTGGTATATAGTCTTCTATTTTAAGTTTCCTAATTGTGCATAATTGGTTAATATATTCATAAAGAGGTTTTGTTCTATCAATATTATTACTATTAAATAAAGTTTTTTTTAAATTAATTAATTCTAAGTCAAATTTTGTAGCAGATTTTATTCTAGTAGATGATTTTAAATATTTTTCTAATTGTGTTAAAAACTTGTTTTTCATATAAGTTGGTGCAGATAGAATATCTAATTGTATTGGACCATATACTCTTTGTAAATTTACTCGTAACATTTTATTTTTTTTAGCATATAAGTTTTGCATTTCTATAATCCAATTCATGAATTGTTCAAATCCAAAAATAGATAATGTTTGTAATGCAACATGAATAGATAATTCAAATTTGGTGTCGGCTAATGCTTTTATATTTTTAGTAACTTGTTTAAAGTTACTTGGGTATCTTATAAAATCATTTGATTTTCCATACCCATCTACACTTGCATTAATTGTAACTAATTTAAATTTTTTGAGATTGTTATAAAATCTATTGTTTATGTTAGTTAGATTGCTTACAACACCTATGTTTATATTTTTAGCCAATTCTTTGTCTACTAGAAAATCAATGTATTCATCGTATTCAGGAATAAGAGAAGGTTCACCACCTTGTAAATTAATATGTTCTATATCAGTTGACATTTCGCATATATCTTTAAGAACTTGTGGACTAATAGTTTGTACACCATTACTCGATTTGAAATCTCCGGTTTCATTGGCCCAAGTAGAACTTCTATTACTGTTACACATTATACATTTAAGATTACAAAAATTAGACCAATCTAAGTCAAGTGATACAGGATTCTTTTTAATTGGGGTATTCTTATAAAAACTATTATATTCATGTCTCCAACTTACTGCTCCTGCTTTTTCTCTATAATAACAATTTTGACAAACTGGGATAGGAATATTATCAGTCATTGATTTTTTTGCTTGTGAACGTATATCACTATTCCAAAATCCTTTTGGATGTTGATCTTTGTGCTTTCCGCCAGGACCACAAAGTCCAGTTCCTCTATGTGAACTACCTAGACCTATAAATGCAAATTTACAGTATACCGACATTATATTAGTATTTAATGATTATATTTCTTAGCTGGAATATACTTTATTAATAGTATTATTAACTTTTACGAACGTTGCACATTTTGGCATATCTTTAATTCTTCTTGCTCCTATGTATGTACAAGTGGATCTTACACCACCTATTATTTCAATTACAGTAGGTTCAATTGGGCCTCTATTATCTAACAATACACTTTTGCCTTCTGCACCACGGTAACCATCTTTTCTAGCACCATGAACTTCCATAGCACGATCTGAAGCCATGCCGTAGAACTCTACTTTTCCATCTTCTATTTTACCTTCTGACTCATCATGTCCTGCTAACATTCCGCCAAGCATGACGAAGTCTGCGCCAGCGCCAAACGCCTTGGATACATCTCCTGGGGTATTGCAACCACCATCTGCTATAATATGACCTCCAACACCATGAGCCGCATCTGCACATTCCATTACTCCTGAAAACTGAGGAACACCTACTCCAGTCATTGTTCTTGTAATGCAAACAGAACCAGGACCAATACCGCATTTAATAATGTCTGCACCTTTAATGATTAATTCTTCAACCATTTCAGGTGTGATAATATTACCGGCGATTATAATTTTGTCTGGGTAGTCATCTCTAACTCGTGCTACAAAGTCAGCATAGTTTTGATGATAGGCATTTGCTACATCTATTGTAATAAATTTAATGTCAGGCCAACGTTCTAGAACTTCTTTAGCAAGTGCATAATCTTCTGCGTCTTTTTTCCATATTGCCGCAGTACCAGTACACACAGAAAGATATTTTAGATTTAAACCATTACCTATTGCATTTTGCCATTCTTCTATTTTATAATGCTTTCTTATTACAGTCATCATTTTATGTTGCTGTAATACTTTAGCCACAGAAAATGTACCTACACCATCCATATTGGATGCCATAATGGGTAGACATTGGAAAGTTCTATCTGAATTATGAAATGTAAAAGTTCGTAGCATTTCAACATCACGTCTGCTTTCTAGTTTGCTACGTTTAGGTTGGAATAATACGTCTGCGTAATCTAATTTTACATCTTCTATTATTCTCACGCCGCTAATCTTCTTAGTTTAATTAATGTTGCTGACAAGTTTATTTCTGGATCTGCTACAAATGAATGGTCAACTAATCCTTGCTTAATAATTAATACTGCTTTGTCCTGTCCTTCTTCGTCTTTTGCAAATAACTCTATATTGTCATACATCCATCTGTAAATATCTTCCATTTCTTCTGGTCTTGCTTGAGTACATAACATTCTTCTTGCATCTGATATTTTACCTGCTTTAAACAATTGCACCATTTCAAGTTTATAATCTTGTGTTCCTGAATCTGCTGTATCTGGTGTTACTAGTTTTCCTGTTTGCGAATTCATTTGTACCATATTAATACATTTACGCAAGTCAGGATATGTTGCTTTAACATAAGTGTCTATAGTTTCAACATTAAAGTCAATTTTTTCATCTGCTAATATCTGCCCTACTCTAACAGTAAATTCTGTTTTGTCTAAACGTTCAATATGAAACCCTTGACATCTACTGTGTAATGCAGGAATAACTCTGTTAGGATAGTTGCAAGTTAAAACGAACCTTGCAGTAGTATGGTATTCCTCCATCACACCACGCAAGGCCGCCTGCCCGTTTGGTGAAATATAATCAGCCTCATCTAGTAAGACTACCTTTATATCGCCAAATGGCATAGTTTGTACAAAGTTTGTAATTTTGTCTCTTATAGTATCAATAGAGTTTTCTCTAGATGCATTTATTTCTAATATGTCATATTGATCAATTTCAAGTTCGTTGAATAATATTTTTGCTAGTGTTGTTTTTCCTGTACCTGGTGCTCCACTAAACAATAAATGTGGAATCGATCCGGACTTAATCCAACCTTCTACTTGTGATTTTTGATTTTCATCTCTAAACACATATCCAGTTAGTGTTTTTGGTCTATATTGTTCGGTCCAAAGTTTTTTCATTTATCTATTGGTACTTCTTTTAAATCATGT